TAGAAAAACTGACCGTTCAGGTAGAGTGATTTCAAATGAACCTATACGACCGTATGGCGGCCTTATAAAAAGAGTCAAAAAGGCTTTACTTGCTAAACGGGATTTAGAAAATGAAATTCTAGAACTTCTTAAAAAGTTTAATAAACAAGAACTATTAAGTGTTTATGTAGATTCAAATAAACTCGCTAAACCAGAAGAATATGATAAGTTACTTGAAACTATTGATTTAGATTTTGACCCTAAAGGAGAAGAATATAGTAAGTTAATACAATTTGAGTTCGATGAGTTTTTAAATGCATTTAATGAAAAGAATTTAAATTCCGTTACAGACTTATATACTAACTTTAGTGAATTAGAAACTAAAAGTAGAAGGCTTTTCGCCAAGAGTAAAGAAATCGAGAAATACCTAAAAAATGCTACTCAAGAAAGAGAAGAAGTTTCTTTGCTTCAACAATTCTTTGAGATTAAAAGAGCAAAAATGGCAGGAGAAAAAATTAAAGAAAAGCCAAAGATGCTTGATGTTTTGACTCAAAGATTTAGAGCCAATCCTATTTTTGATGATGAGGGAAAAGAAATATCTTCAATTTCTGATATTGCTAAGTATTTAGAAAAGAAATATGAAAAAGTAATAGACTTAGATGATGATGACTTAGAAGACTTTATTACTTCTTGGAAAGAGCATTCAAAAGAAGAAGGAAAAAGACTCAAGGATTTAAATGAAAGATTAGAGGGGGAAGAACAATGACATGGGATTTTTATGAAGAAGGAAAAGAAATTATTCTCAAAGAGAATAAGAAAGACACGCCAAAAGAACTACTTGATGGATTAGACGCTAAACAAAAAAAGCGTCTTAAAAAGGTTCTACAATCGGCACAACCTACTGAATTTTTTGGAAAGGACTTTACTCAAATGGGTGAATTAATTGATGTTCTTAAAGACTTAGACCTAGTTAAGTCCGATAATAAACTCAAGAAAAAAATGAAGTCAATGGATGATAGGAACATTGACATAGTGGCTACTGCTACTGAACTTCGTAAGGACTACGAGTTGCTGTATCGGCAATTAAGAGATTTAGTTTATCCAAAGAAAAAAGGTGATGAAAAGTGACAGAACAAAATGTAGAGTTATTAGCCATTCTTAAGGCTTTAACAGAAAAGATTGAAAATCTAGAAAAAACAGTATATCATCAGGATAATCTATTGATGAAGTCTGGTTTAGTAGTCTCGCAAAGTCCAAGCCCAAACATGAATAATGGTAGGGGTATTTCTTCTCCTATGGGAGATGTTGGAAGTATGGACTGGTCTGACATTCATAAAATGGTCGAAAAGGTAGGTGGACAATAATGCCGGAAAAAGTAACAAGAGAAGAAAAAATTATTGAATTAGCGATATTAAAAGCAAGAGAAACATTAGAAGCACTACGAGATGGTGAAGATACTAAGCCTATTATTGAAAAGGTTAAGCGACCAAAGGCTAAAGCATCCAAGCATGGCATTAAGCAAGACAAGGTTCATGCTAATTCCGGTGGAGAAGAGTTTACTAGTAAAATTAAGAAAGGAAAGAGAGAATCGGTAAAATCTATTCGTGTGGCAAGAGCATTCGTTCTTCAAAAAGATAGAGAAATTGAAAAACAACTCGCTAAGGGCGTTTTAAACGAAGAAGAAACAAAAGAACTAAAACAAACACAACTTCAAGTAAAGGTTGCTTATAGAGAATTAACCAAACAAATGAATATGCTTGCTGAAAGCAAGGGTGGATTCGGTGACTTTAAGAAAGATGATAGAGATGTCGAATTTACAGAAGAGCAGCAACAAATGGCAAATGAAACTTTTGCTACATTAGAAGCCGCTATGAAGAAAATTAATTCCGAATATTTAACTGCTCCTTTAGAAAAACAAGGTAAAATGGAAAGCGATATGAAAGAAATAGTTTCTGACTTAAAAGAACTTACGATGTATTTTGGTAGAAGTTCATAGGTGAAATAAATGGCTTATCTTCTTGAAAAGGATAAGTCCACATCGGATGAAATTGTTCGCTTATTTGAAAAAGTAAGAGTGGCTTATCTATCGGCTCGCACTGACCCTAAAGAATACGGGTCAAAGTGGAGAAGTGCGGTAGATAACATCAAAGAAAAATATGAAGATTCTAATGAAATATCTAATGAGTTAAAGAACTTTATAGAAATTTCTGATTTAGAAGCAGATGATGTCAAAGACCCACAATCACAAAATGCAGAAAAAATATACGAAGGAATTAAGAAACTTCGTTATTCTTCCGAATCCATAGACGACCCTTTCGCTAAAAGATTCAAAGGTGAAGTCTTAGAAGCATTGTTATCTTCAACGGGTAACATGGTTAAATTTGTTCACTATGCTATTAGAGAAGACAGTAAAGCACTATCTCCCGACATTTACGCCGTTAAAGACATCGAACCTGACGATATTACGGAGGGTCTTCAAGGACTTGACCTACAAGCGGATGATATAGACCTGTATATTATAGAGCATTATGGGGATGGAAAAGACTCAAATAAAGTCAAATCGAAAGTAAAGGCAGCGATGAACCTATTAGAATTAATATTCTTATCCAAGAATGATAAGGGCGAATGGAGCGAATTAGAAGAAATTGATGGCTTGCCTGTTAAGAAAGCAGATGAAAAGAAATCTAGTGAAGAAAAATCTCAGTCTGATTTTATAGTGCCAAATAAGCCAATGTATCGTATATTTGAAATAGACGACATAAAAGAACTTAAAGGATTTAGTGGAGAATATTATGTCCAAGAAAAATATGACGGACTTCGTATTCAAATGCAAAAAATAGACAAGAAGGTTAAAGTGTTCTCTTTTGATGGTAAAGACATTACTTCTAAGTGTAAAAAACAAGTAGAAGAATTAGAAAAGAAACATTTTGGTGACTGTATATTAGATGGTTCTTTGTTACTATTCAAAGGAGATGAAGCACTTAATAGAGCAGAAACCATTTCCCATGTTTTTAATGATAAAAACGCAGACGGTAGATTAAGAATGCACATGTTTGATTTATTAAGGCACAATGAAAAGTCATTATTAGAAGATACCTTGACTCAAAGAATGCAACTGATGTTTAATAATTACTCCATTCATTCAAGTGAGGATTTAACTTTCCCTTCTAAGAAAGATACTCGTTTAGCAGATTCTATTAAAGATATAGAGGAATACTCTAAGGCAATTATGGAAATGCCAACAGCCGAGGGAGTGGTTATTAAAGACTCAACATCTACTTATTATGTTGGGACTAAGAAAAATCCTAAATGGATTAAGTGGAAGAGTTTTGTTGATTTAGATTTGATTGTTCTAGATAAGAAATCATCCGGTGGTAACTACGCTTATTCTTTGGGTGCAGGGCCAACAGAAGGAGAAGGAAAGCACTATCAAGAAATCGAAGGTAAAACCTATATGCTTGTCGGTAAGGCTCTTAACACTAAAATCAGTGCTGACTTAGGAAGCATAGTGAGAGTCAAAATAGACCATGTTAAGAAGAAGGGCGACATATACAGCGTTCACTCCGCTAAGGTAATAGAATTACCCGAAGCAAGACACCCCGACAAATTGATTACTCTTGAGATGCTATCCAATGACGGAGAAAAATCATTAAATTATAATGTTGAAGCCCTTAAGAAAGGTATTACAATAACCGACCATATTCACGGAGAAGCCTCTATTCTAATTAAGGGAGACATGGATGGATTTACTATCTATGGTTTCGAGGAAGATAATTTGATGGCTAAAAATGCTTTAGTAGATTTAGACTTATGGAAGCATCAAGCGGAAGAAATTATGAAAACTAAACAATCTCGTTTAACAGTGGCAGGTTTTCAGTTTATGAAAACGAAAGGCCCGCAAACTATCAAAGCACTACATAATTATTTAGTTAAGAATCATAAAGACATTTATGAAGATATTCTAGAAAGTAAATTAGATAAACTTAAAGACTGGATGAAACAAAGAGATGGTATTTCATATGATGAGAAGACCAATAAACTCTATTCGGAAGATGATAAAATATTACAAGAAGAAAATATTCTTAAGGAATATAAAACTCCAAAGGAATATAGGGATGGTAAGTTTAAATTATACCTTAGAGATGATGATAATTTAAACTTAGTTATTAAACTTAAAGACGAAACATTAAATTGGCTTATTGATTTAGAAGATGATGGTGATATATTTGAGTTGTTTGGTAAAGCAGGTAAATTCCCTGCTATGATTGCTAATAACATTTCTAAAAGAAAACTTTTAGATGAAGGTAGTATAAGACTAGGAATACAAAAGCATGGTTATCATGAATATTTCTTAGAAGGAAATAAGTTTGAAACTAAATTCAATATTAGAAGACTTAAGGTAGATAATAAGGAAATGTGGCTAGCATGGTCTGGATATAAACAAACTCCTGCTGATGACGAATCGGATGCAGGAGTGTGGAATATCTATGAGGATAGGTATAAAGAATTGGCCCTCCCTACCAAATAGAGCCGTGTCTATTATATACTCAAAGAGAATAGGAAGGTTTGAGCAACATGAGTATAAGCGTCATGGCTACAAGGAATGATGAGTTCAACATTCTCAAAAGCAACGACGATTTAATGATTGGTGGATATGCGAGCATTGAAATTGTAGATAAACAAAACGATTTGATTACATTAAAAGCATTACAAGAATCAGTTAAAAAATTCATGGGAGACTCAAAGTTTAGAAATGTAATGACTAATCATTCAAATGTTCAAGTTGGAGAAGTCGTAGATTCATATAGAGATAAAACTGGTAAATTATGGAAATCCGAAGTAGATGATGTGGGATTCTTTGTAGTAATTAAACTAAGAGATGACATTGAAAAAGCAAAGGAAGTAGGAAGAAACATTCGCAAAGGGTCATTAAGGTCATTTAGTATTGGTGGACAAGCATTACAAAAAGTAAAGAAAAGCCACAATGAATTAGGGGAATATAACGAAATAAGCAAGTTAGAACTCCATGAAGTAACAATATGTGAAAAAGGAATTAACCCCGAAGCGAAATTCGATATTTTAAAACAAGATATAGGAAGTGAAAAAATGAGTGAAAAACTAGAAAAAGCACTGAGCGAATTGGACACCCTTTTGGAAGAAGTTAATATGCTTCGCAAAGAGGAAGAAGATGATGAACAAATGATGGAACGGGCTTCTATGACAGAAACCGCAGAAATGGCTGATGCAAAAGACGAAGAAATGGAATCTTTTGAAATGGCTGATGATGAAGAAGAAGAAGACACCAAAATGGCAGAAATGTCGGAATACTCTTCTTATGAAGGAGCAGATAAAGCATACCTTCGCACTCTCGATGGCGCAGGAAACCAAATTGGCGAACCTGCTGACCGAATCGTGATTAACAACGGTAAGCCGACTTCTTCGGACATGCCTGTTGTTAAGGCATTCTCAAACAATGAGTTTGATTCTCTTGATTTGAGCAATTCAAACATTGAAAAGGCATACGCCGCTTTCCGTGAAGAACAACTCGAAGCACTTGCTTACGATAACCTCCGAAAGTCTTTTGAAACACGATTTAACTCCGAAAGAGCAAACCGTGAGAATATTCTAGCAAAGTCTCAATATGACGCAGCAAGTGAAATTTCTTCTCTAAAGGAAGAATTTACTCAATTGCGAAAGTCTTTGACTGCTGAAAAGGATTCAATCATTAAGGCTCAAAAAGAAGCAACAGTTACCCTCCCATCATTAGATGACCTTGCAGAAATGGATTGGTCGGATATTCATAAGATGGTGAACAACATTTGAAGGTGATTTAAGATGACAGGATATATTAACACAATTAGAGACTTAGAAGCGCAAACATACGGAATTAACAACTTACCTGCCGGTAATGCTTTATTGAAGCAAGCCGGTATGGTCGGCGGTATTCACACAGGACACGATGGTTCTCCATCATTGTCTGGTAGTGGAGTTTCCGATGTTTCAGCATTATACAACATCGTTTACGGACAAAAGGTTTGGTCTATGCTAAACCGAGAAGTCAATGCACTTTCAATGATTGCAAAGCGACCTTATTCTTCAAGTGGTTGGAGAGTATTAAAGAGCCGACCTGCCGGTGGTAGTGGAAATCTATTTACCGTTGATGCAAGCGGAACAGAAAACCTTGCTGAATTAGGTTCGGATTCACCAAGAGCAGACATGATTGGTGGTGTTCCTGAGAATGCCGCACTTTCAACTGCTCAAGATGGATTAGGCCCAATTGCTCCAACTTATGCTCAATTAAACATGAGTCCAAAAGTTGTTGCACATCAATTCGATTTCAGTGAATTGGCTATGGAAATGGCTCAAATTGACGATGGAATCGGAGATATTCGAGCGCAAATGCGTGAAGATATGGGTAAGCACCACGCTGAAGTTCAAAACAAGATGCTAGTTATGCCATTAGAACATTACGGTGAAGTTGCCGCTATGCCTAACATTGGTAACAATTATTCATCATTGTTGAAGGTTATTACATCAAGAGCAGAATTACTCCTAATTGATGGTGGAGTCCTCGCAACTGATACTACTAGTGCTTCTAACAATTTAGGAAAAATTTACGGTAGTGAGCGATTTACTGCCGCTTCTTTCCTTGATGCAGAAGTTGATTTCGGAACTGATTATACTGCTGGAAATGTTCGTCAATTGACTTTAACTCTCCTAAATAACATGATTCGTAACTTGCGACTTGCAGGTGGCTCTCCAAAGGTTATCCTTACTGGATATGATACGCTTCAAACTCTTTCTGACTTGCTTCAAGCACAAGAGCGTTTCATGGATAGAAAGGAAATCGTTCCAACTGTGAACGGTGTTCGTGGTGTTAAGGGTGCAGAAGTCG